ACCAAGTTGTGTAGGGATAATTGCAAGGAGTGACATCGGCTTGGTAGGAATAGGAAGAGGTGCAGGTGCAGGTGCAGGAGCAGGGGCGGGGGCAGGTGCAGGAGCAGGTGCAGGAGCAGGGGCGGGGGCAGGGGCAGCAGGAGGTGCCCCAAAAGGAAATAGCTCACGCTCAAATGTGTATGTCTTGCTACCACTAATCGCATTCAGCATAGATTTTACCATCAACTGTACCGCTGGCCATCCATGATTATCAAGTAGCGTCTTAATCCTGGGATCAGGGGTAGCCGTCGCCGGCCGCTTCAGCTCTTTGTATTTCTGATATTCCCGCAACTCCTCCAGAAGGCGTGCAGGAAAGCATCGTGTGTCGCTACTAATACTCGGATTCTGGCCGCAGAACCACAGACTCTCCAAAATCGCGACGGTCATACTCTTGTCAGCAATGATGCTCTTCGGAATTAGGCGTGTCGCAAGCTCAAAGTTCTGATCGCGCATGATACCACCTACGTCGTGTTTACTTATCCGACCATTAGGCTCTCCAAATGTCGTCACCTCATCCTCACGATAGCTCAGAGCGCTATAAGGATTCGGCACATTATATGTATGAATCTTCCGTGTGGTAGGGTCGGCAATTAGCACCTTGCGATCAGGGAACGCATCTCTAATCTGTAGCTGTTTGGCAAATTTCTTACCTGCATCTTGTTCCTCCTCATATTCTTCAACGAGCTTCTTATACTTGAGCAGCTCGGTATCATCCAGCCGTTTAGATAGACGGCCGTCCTGTGCATATTCATCCGCCATGAGAATGTGCTGTTTAATCGGCTTGGGAACACAGTCACTGGTTATAAATTCAGAATCCTTGCATGATGCACTGATGTCACTCTCCTTAAAAAACGGATCCGCCCAAGCAGGCATCTTCCGTTTGGTGTAGTCACCGCTGGTCGTAATGCCGAGAGCCTTGGCAAGTATAAGAAGAGTATTTGAAAGTTCTGGATCTCTGCTTGTAAGCCACTGACGCAGACTTGTTAGTTGGGCCCAGTGAAAGGCAGAAGCCGCAGTATCTGTACCCTCTCCCTTAATTCCGGACCAATCAAAGGCCTCGCCTGCCTCGTTAACCGCAGGTTTTGTTGCATATCTAGCATAGATAAATACGACGCCATTTTGTTTATTAAAGATAGCTAGATTATTCGATTCAGGCTCTAGAAACCCACGTGCTTTCAAACCATTCAGTGCAACCTGTTTAGAATCCTTTCCATCAGTATCCGCATTCATAGAAGCCACCACCTTGCCACCAATCGTGTGTGATAGGACCTTGTCACCCCATACAATAAATGTACTAACTTGGCGAACCTCCTTTTTATCATCGGCCACTTTTGCTGGTGTTACTGCGCCCATTAGAGAGGCGAGGGTTGTACGCACGTCGGCTGGCAGTGCTTTATTTCTTGGGGCATGGGGTAGTGGAACCGCATTCGCTCTTAAATTGGCCGCAGCTGCACCAAACCTGCCGAATAAAGAGGGTCTGCCTGTTCCTGTACCTGTTCCTGTGCCTGTTCCTGCATCTGGGCCTGCTCCTGCACCTGGTCCTGCTCCTGCACCTGGTCCTGCGCCTGTCCCTGTCCCTGCCCCTGTCCCTGCATCTGCTCCTGTTCCTGCTCCTGCGCCTGTCCCTGCATCTGCCCCTGCCCCTGCATCTGCGCCTGTTCCTGCCCCTGCTCCTGTTCCTGCTCCTGCATCTGGGCCTACACCTGCATCTGCTCCTGTCCCTGCATCCGCTCCTGCACCTGCATTTGGGCCTGCTCCTGCATCTGGGCCTGCTCCTGCATCTGGGCCTACTCCTGCTCCTGTCCCTGCATCTGCTCCTGTCCCTGCATCTGCTCCTGTCCCTGCATCTGCTCCTGTTCCTGCCCCTGCATCCGCACCTGCATCCGCACCTGCATCTACAACCGCATCTGCTCCTGTCCCTGCATCTGCACCTGTCTTCTTAAATGTAGCTGCCTGTGCAGCAGATAGCAATAGCAACGAAGCAGTTAGGGCTGCATCCGCTTCTTCTGTAGGGAGAGGATTTGAATAGTCATTCAGTGGAGAAGGAGAAGGAGGAGAAGGAGGAGAAGGAGGAGAAGGCTGAGGAGGCGGTACAAATGCAGGCGGTACAAATGCAGGCGGTACAAATGCAGGCGGTGCAGCTGTTAGCTCTGGCAGCCTTGGTTGCAATAAGAAATCGCGCATCTCAGGAATATCCCACATAAGCTGAATGCCAGTATTCATAAAACAATTAAAACCAGTTAGATCATTGGATATAGGCCGTATTTTGGGTGCTGCTGTGGTTAAGTCCTGGCGCCGATACAAATATACATAACCACTGTCTAAGATTTTCTGCCTATTCGCCGCATTGAGAGGATCAAACAAATCATCATTCACAATACGTTTGAGCACGCCACCATCATATTTTGCATAGAAATAGTGCCCTCCCTTTGCCTGACCTAGTTTTACGGCAACACCAACTAAATCAAATGTCTTACCCCCCACCGACAGCACAGGTGATGGCTCAATACTAATATTAAATTTCACAGTGTCTTGTTGGCCCTTGGCATTTATAGTTGTATCGAATCTGGTAACAGATATCAACAGATTAGTGAGTGTATCTGGAATTATGATATCATCCGTCACATTACGTGTCGTTGCATAACCGGCACAGTCCTGTTCAGATCCAATGTCATGTTCGTCCGAATAATTATCGACAAGTGTCTGAATAGAAGACGCTGCGACCCTAGGAGGTTTTATTGACAAAACTTGGAGTGAGCTTTTTCCAAGAATCCTTTCTTCACCCGCCTGACCTTTGCATATGGATGATTTTATCCGCATTTCGAAACTGTCACTAAGGGCCGCAAGTTCCGCATATTCATTCAGATGACTCAAAATCGACGTGATAAATTCGTCAGTATCCGATTGCCGATCGAAATTACCATACTTATTGAGTCCTAGAATGCCCCTTGCAATAGCTTCTGGCTGCAAGGCAGAACTATTGCCCGCCTGATATAGTTTGAATAATTCTGAGAGATATGTTAGTGCATCGCTATATGTTACATATTCCGGTAGAACTACGCTGTCCGTTATAGCCTTAATACGCGCTGCATGAATCTTAGCTTCCTCTTCAGAAGCAGCAATAGCAGCCGCTTCAGCTGGTGTCAAATTGGCCATAGGTGCGGCAGCTAGTGCGGCACTCATTCCTCTAACCTACACAGACGAATTCCGCTGCGCCCATCTAAACCCAACCGCCAAAGCAAACACAAATGGACCCGCAGCGCCAAACAGCTAAGAATCGCATCCAGGGCAAGCAGGACTTCATTGTCCGCTGGCTACAGGATTTCTATAACCAACCGGGGCGCCTTGAAGAGGTGCTGCCGATCCTGACTGGCACCAGTCCTGTAAGTCTCCGTCTTATCGACTGGTTCGTGACGAACTACTCTAAGAAATTTAGCGTTTCGTACCCACACGAGGATCGCCAGTTTATGGTGCATTTCCATTACAAGCGCGAACTCAAGGCCTATTCTAAGCGACTCTTTGATCCCTTCTGCCGGCGTGAGCGCATCAGCTTCCAGATCCGCGGCCAGGCACCGATCGAGGAAACCACGGTGGGCCAACTGAATTTCTTCCGTTGGGCCATCGAGAAGGGTATCATCGGATATATCCTGGAGCACGTCGTCGACATTGAGCGTGATATGAATGTTAGTTTCCGGGAGCACTATAGCAAGGATGCCGAGGTCAAGACAGCAACGGGGCGGCGGAAGCGCAAGGAGATGAGCCACTCTGCGATGAAGGCGGTGAATCACCATGATGCACCGGTTACGGTGTCGTTTGATTAAATCGCGACCATAAGTATAATGGTTCGTTCTAAGACTCGTAGTCGGAAGATGCAGAAGCAGCGCAAGACGCGGAAGCAGAGAGGCGGCGTGTGGTGTGGCGGGCGTGAATGCGAAGGCGTGTGTGGAAAGAATGCTGCTGGGCAGAACAGATGTACAACCATCAACAACAGTGCCGGTGCCGGTGGCACTTCTGCAACACCCCGTAATAGAGCCCCTGGTGCACCCAGCAAACGCCATTAAGTCTGCCGCAAATAGTTCTGCCGAAAGTCATCCTGAGCCGGTCGCAAAAGTTCCGACGCCTCTATCTTGCGTTCGGCAAGTGTCTTCGTAACCTCCGGTGGAATCCACTGATGTTCGAATGTCCGCCCCGCCATACGAGCCGATACGTCCTCTGTATAGAATCGATTCGATTCCTTTACAGTGCCCCGCAGCTCATGTGCAACATTCCCTTCCTCTATGTCGAATCCGTATGTCCATGGATTCTGGAAGAGCGATTTCGGCGGCAAAGTAGGGCGCGGCTGGGCCTGTCCAGATAGAGGATCCGGTGCATCCGGAAAGTACTGCACGCCCGGCAAATAGGGCCGCCGGTCATTCTTCGAATCTGACGGTTTCATTATCTCCGCTCCATGCGTAGGATGTGCCGCCAGCATGGCAGTCGTGACGGCCTTCGCACCGGCATCCATCGTGTCCGCCCAGAGCCGGTTATTTATAGTATCGCGTGTTTCCCATTCGAGGCGCTGACGAGGCCCGTCATGAATGGAAAAGGAGATAGGTGCAACGACCGGAGAAGTCCATGCACGTGTCTGTTGCTCACGTCCCGCTAGCCGATTTTGATGTTCGGAATTGGATCGACCAGCATGCATCTCTAAGGATACCGTCCATTTCGGGTTTCAGTATCTAAACCCGACCCCATTGAGCCATATTAGATGGAGATCGTTAGCAAGGGTACAGGAATGATTGCGGGTCTCGACATCTGGCGATCAAATGGCAAATTCCTTCTGGTGGATAGCAGCAGCGACAGTAGATTCGCTTCTGATGTGGGGGTATGGAACTGTCTCCAGAAGGGTGCAAAGACTTCTGCGGTCGGTTTAAACACAAGGCCCATTAAGAAACGTAAGGATGCAAAGAAACAAGACACAACGTCGTCGTGTAGCACCAACACCGACTCCTGATGTGGCCGGCCCATTCCAGGGCGATAATGTTGCGAAGGCGACAGAGGACAGTTTAGAGGCTCTGTTTGCTGCTGAGACCACCAATACCTTCCAACAGACCTGGCAGAAGCTGGATCGCGGTAGCCGCCTGGATCGCCTACGCCGTTTCGTGCAAACCTATAATCCGCCCACCGGTGCGCCGTTGACACCTGCCGAGCGGGCCAGCCTACTTACGGCTATTCTGCAAGCCTTCGAACTCCGGCAGCTAAACACAAAACTTGCCGTCGAATACGATCCCATTACAGCGACCATACTCAGTGTTCGTGGTCTCCGCGAAGGTACGACACTTTCAGGACTCCGTACATTTCGCATCGAGGCAATCGCCGCACGCACAACTCAGAAACAGACACGCAAGACAGTCACAGATCTAAACACAACTCTCTCTACCAAAATAGTATGAACGATATCGAGGTCGAAGCCTGGTGCGATGAAACACTCCCTGAACTCTATGATGAGGGAATGTTTGATCTTGAAGATATATCAGAGGATGTATGGGAGGCAGTTAATGCAGCTATGGAACCTGTCCTGGATGCCTTTGATGATGAAGATGAACGTGAGCAAATGGCCGAAGAGCTCACCGATGCCGCACGCGCGTGGTTTCGCACTCACCATGATCTCATCCTGGAAGCTCTCGTTACAATCCCTGTCGAAACGGTCGACGCGCTCTGCAATAAACCGCAGACGGCGCAGCATTCGGCCGATTGGTACAATCAACGTCGCAATCGTCTGACGGCATCCGAATTTGCCCAGATCCTCGATGGCCGCCGCGGGGCGCTTCTGCGTCAGAAGCTGACAGCCGACACGGGCGACCGAGTTGGCTTTAGTGCGCCTATCGGTATCTGTCAGCCCGATGGCGAAATGAATGCAACGACATGGGGGCACCGATTTGAGTCGATCACGCGGCGCATCTATGAACTGGAGATTGCAGGTACTAACACGGTTAATGATGGCCTGGGTCGTTTCACACACCAGACAGTGCCGTGGCTTTCGGCCAGTCCAGATGGTCTCGTAACGTCAGGCCCTCTCCGCGGGCGTCTAGTAGAAATTAAGTCGCCGAAAACGCGGCAGCCTGGAGAGTTCGTACCGGACGAGTATTATGTGCAGATGCAGATCCAGATGGAAGTATGCGATCTGGATGCGGTGGACTTCGTAGAGGCGCAGTTTGCACAGCGTCCGGTTACTTCTATGTCAGACGCTGACGCGGTTGCCTGTACCAAGGCGGCCTGGAAGGGACGTATCGAAGTCCGCGGTTATCTGGATGATTCCAGCACATGGCGCTACCACTACACGGAACCGGTGGAGGATCTGGAGGAAGCAATCTTTACGACAACAGATGAGTCACCGGTGTTGGAGTCCTCCATCTGGTGGATTCTGAAGGATGGTTGGCATCCTCGCACGGTGCTCCGCCATTCGGGCTGGTGGCAGACGATTGGCTGGCCGAATGCACAGCTCTTCTGGGCGGAGGTCTGTTCTCTGCGCGATCAACAATCAAAAGAATCAAAAGAGACTATTGTTGAGCGCGTTGGTTGGGTGGGATCAGATTAGATAAATCCAACATCAGCACTGACCGTTACACGGGACTGTTAGGCCAACACCACCATATTTTGGCTTATAAAAGCCGCCGACAAAGTCTGACAGAAGCGATGAACAGTGATCGGGATATTCTCTCCGATAATTGTTGGTGCGCTGGACATACTGGCCGCCGAGTTCCATCTGCCGCGCCGAATCTGACGCCGCACAACGGGACGCACTCATATTCGTCACGTGGGTAGCAACCTCCAGCATGTCAGAGAGTGGTAGCCCCTGATTGAACTCGGCCAGATCGGGCCGACCATTGGGCAGTGCCCCAGCGGCAGGCTCTACGAAGTCCATAAAACTATCTCTATCCAGAAATCCGTAGTCGGTTCCCTTCATTTGCAGCACATAGGCGGCCGTAATGAGTAATACCATTAGCGCAACTCCAAGCAGCAGTTCCATTTCCTCTACAAGATGCCGGCGAAATTAGCAAAGGACCAGATGCAGCGTGCTCTCCTTCTGAATGTTGTAGTCCGCCAGAGTACGGCCATCCTCCAGCTGCTTGCCCGCGAAAATCAGCCGCTGCTGGTCGGGCGGAATGCCCTCCTTATCCTGAATCTTGGCCTTAACATTCTCGATAGTATCAGAGTTCTCAACGTCGAGGGTGATCGTCTTGCCAGTCAGTGTCTTGATAAAGATCTGCATGCTATATGCATATCCTAATCATCTGCCTCCTTAACCCCTGGTTAAAAGTGACTACCCCCGCCTAAACCGGTTCCATAAAGTACGATGAACAGCGAAATGAACGTGATTAAGCGTGACGGTAGCAAGGAGCCCGTGCAGTTCGACAAGGTGCTAGAGCGTATTCGTAAGGCCGCTACCGGTCTCTCCGTGAATTACACGCGGTTGGCCCAACTGGTTCTGGCCGAGATTCATGATGACGTGCATACATCGGATCTAGATGAGCTGGCGGCCCGTATTGCGATCTCCTACATGACGGTGCATCCGGACTGGGGTCTACTAGCGGCGCAGATCATCCTTAGCAACTGCCAGAAGTCAGCCCCGCCGACCTTTAGTGCGGCCATGGCTGCCCTGGGTGAGACAGAGACCGCCCTGGCATCTGATGTTAGTGACTTTATCCAGGCCAATGCCGTCTGTCTGGACGCCATGATCCGACCCGAAAACGACTTCCTCTTGGACTACTTCGGTTTCAAGACACTGGAGCGCTCTTATCTCCTGAAGGCGGGCGACAAGATTCAGGAGACGCCGCAGTATATGTGGCTCCGCGTGGCGGTCGGCATCCATCAGAGCTTCCCTGGTGCCCTCGCGCGGATCCAGGAGACCTATGATCTCATGTCGGCGAAGGCCTTCACGCACGCAACACCGACGCTCTTCAATGCAGGCACGCCGCGCCCCCAGCTTTCCAGCTGCTTTCTGCTGGCCATGAAGGCGGATTCGATTGAGGGCATCTTCGACACCCTTAAGGACTGTGCGCAGATTTCCAAGTACGCGGGTGGCATTGGTCTCCACGTGCATAACATCCGCGCCCAGGGCACGCCCATCGCCGGTACACAGGGCAAGTCCAATGGCCTTGTGCCCATGCTCCGTGTCTTTAATAATACGGCACGCTATGTGGATCAGGGTGGCGGCAAACGCAATGGCAGCTTCGCTATCTATCTGGAGCCCTGGCATGCCGATGTGCAGTCCTTCCTCAAGATGAAGTCCAACACGGGCTCAGAAGAGGAGCGTGCCCGCGATCTCTTCTATGCTCTCTGGGTGCCTGATCTCTTCATGAAGCGTGTTGAGGCGGGGGCGGACTGGAGTCTCTTCTGCCCGCATGAGGCACCGGGGCTGGCTGACGTGATCGGCCCTGAATTTGAGGAACTGTATGAGCGCTACGAGGCGGCTGGCAAGGCAAGGCGTACCATTCCCGCTCAAAAGCTCTGGTCTGAGATTCTTGTGAGTCAGATTGAGACGGGAACACCCTATCTGCTGTACAAGGATGCCGCCAATCTCAAGAGCAATCAGAAGAATCTGGGTGTCATCAAGTCGTCTAATCTCTGCGTTGCGCCTAACACGATGATTGAGATCTACGACATTGAGGGTGAGTGGCGTAACATCCCGATTGGCGAGTCGCGTCTTGTTCGCATCAAGGATGTGGCCGACCAGACGGTTCGTATCTGGAATGGCACGGACTTTGTGAAGGTGACGCCCCGCCGTACTGCGGAAAATGCCACGCTCTTGAAGATCAACGTTCGCCTCGATAAGTTCAATCATGACGGCACCACGTCGCGCACGTGGAAGATCCTGGAGTGCACGCCGGAACACAAGTTCATCCTGAATTCGTCGACCACGCTTCTTGAAGCGCCGCGCATCTCTGCGCAGGACCTCAGTTCGGGCATGCAGCTATGCACGTGGCTCACACCGGATGGCTGCCTAATCCATCAGACGGTGGTCAACGTCGAGTTCAAGGACAGCATTTCTGATACCTACTGTTTCACGGAGCATATGAACCATGTCGGTATCTTCAATGGCATTCTTACGGGCCAATGCACGGAGATCATGGAGTTCTCGAGTCCCGAAGAGACGGCCGTATGCAATCTGGCCTCCATTGCACTGCCATACTTCCTTACACCCACGAAGACCTTCGACTTCGCACGGCTCCGTGATGTCGTTGCTGTCATTGTGCGTAATCTGAATCGTGTCATTGATATCAACTACTATCCGACACCCGAGACGCGGCGGTCGAATATGCGACACCGCCCGATTGGGCTTGGTATCCAGGGTCTGGCGGATGTGTTTGCCTTGCTGGGCCTGGCATGGGAGACACCGGAGGCTGCCACGCTGAATCAGGAGATCTTTGAGCACATTTACTTTGCGGCTCTCGAGACCTCCAATCAGCTCGCAGTGGCAGAGGGGGCATATGAGACCTTCCAGGGCTCACCGGCCAGTCAGGGTCTGCTACAGCCGGAGCTATGGGCAAGGTTCGGTGCCCATAGCGTCGGTGCCCAGCCGCAGGCGGCAACAGAACAGGCTTTGTACCGGACAGCAACCACTCTGGACTGGACCAGCCTTCGTGTCCGCATCCAGGCAACGGGTCTCCGCAACTCTCTTCTAGTTGCGCCCATGCCCACGGCCTCCACCAGTCAGATCCTCGGCTACAACGAGTGCATTGAGCCCTTTACGACAAACATCTATGTTCGTCGCACGCTGGCGGGTGAATTCACGGTGATCAACCGCTATCTGGTTGCGGACCTCATGGCGATTGGGCTCTGGAGTGCGGAGCTCAAGGAGCGCATTGTGGCGGCGAATGGCTCTGTAAAGGAGATCCAAGAAATCCCACAGGCGATCCGTGACCGCTATAAGACGGTATGGGAGATCAAGCAGAAGACGTTGATCGATATGGCGGCGGATCGCGGTCAGTTCATCTGTCAGTCGCAGAGCCTGAATCTCTTCGTGGCGGATCCGACCATCGCCAAGCTCTCTTCCATGCATTTCTATGCCTGGAAGCGGGGTCTGAAGACGGGCATCTATTATCTGCGGACCAAATCGGCCGTGCAGGCGATTAAGTTCACGGTGGATGCTTCTACGACCAAGCCAGAGAAGCCAGATGAGGAGTGTCTGTTGTGCAGTTCTTAGGCCAATCCTAGAAACTTGCGTCCAATCTTACTGGTTGCAAACATGCCAAGTCCGGCAGCTATCTGGGCATAAAAAACAGGCGTCCTTTTTGTACAACACAGCAAATACACAGACAGTCCAACAAAGAGTAAGAAACAGATTCAGAACAGATTGGTGAAGAAATCCATTTTACATAATATGCAGAAAAAGACTGGCACTGACAAGGGCATTCCTGTAAGCCATAGGAAATAGAATAGATGCACACAAAATGTGACCGATATTAATGTTATAGATACTGAAAATAGATGACAACGCCTATATTCACCTATGCCGATGGCAGTCAGCTGTATAAGATTTCCGCCCGTGCATTCATCACGAAATTCCTCGTCTGGGAAGCGAACCGTACGATGGATGAGGCACATGTCAGTAACTTAGAAACCGCCATCAAATCTCCCACTGAAATTCAGGGCCTCTTCAGCGTGATAACATATCAGGATGAAGAGAACAAGGCGCAGAATCGAGTCATCGACGGTCAGCATAGACAGGAGGTGCTTCGTCGCTACTTTGATCGCAATCAGGGTGCGGCCGACTTTGAGGTTCTAGTCCGCCGTTACCAGATTAAGGATCATGCTGCAGCCGTCTCCATCTTCCAACAGATTAATCATGCTAAGCCCATGATCTATAAGGGTTCTGCAACCGAGCGACTCCATGAATTCGTGTCAGCCCTCAAGAAGCATTTCATTGGTGAACGCGGAAATGGTGTAGTGGCCTACATTCGTCCGAGTTGCAATCGTCCTTGTCTTGCTACTGAGACTCTGGAGCAGGCACTGAAGACCTATGGCCTGCACGATCATACAAGTCTAACACCAGATAAGTTGATTGCTCATGCGGAGAGTATGAACGCATTCTACGCTGAGGATCTAACGCGTATTAGTGGCAGATTCACGCGAACTATGATGGATCGTGCTGTAGAATATGGCTTCTATCTGGGCATGGATCCGAAGTGTTCGTGGCTTCTCCCTCTAAGGTCGTGAGACTTCCCGCGTGCCCGATTTTGCGGCAAAAAGGTGAATTCGGCACCCCTATATTAATCAATGTACGATGTCTTCTATGGTTTATAACATGATGTGTGCGATCTGCCAAGAAACGATGAACGAACCCGTGACTGCCCTCTGCGGTGCCCACAACTTCTGTAAGGCCTGTCTGTCGGCACACATCCAGGCCTCTCTGAATACCCAAATGTATCACTACTACTACGGCGGTGGAGAGCCTACAGTGTCCTGTCCATCTTGCCGCGTGTCGATCCAGACATCTCCGAGCCAGCTTCACGTCAATATCGCGCTGCGCGATATGATTGCATCTGCATCTGCATCTGCATCTGCATCTGCACCTGTATCTGCAAGTCCATCTGTGCCCAAGGCTGCCCCTCCGCCTATTAATATGACCGCACACCGGTTTCGCGATAATGATGGGTCCAGCAAGATCCATGTGCAGCTGCTGGCGCCAACGTCGGCCGAGGACTCGACCATGCCTATCCTGGTCATTCCCGTGATCGACAACAGTGGCTCCATGGGCAACTCTTCAGTCGACGCCACGCAGGCCGGTACGGATGCCGCGGCCTTTAGCCGCTCTGACCTCGTCCAGCACGCTGTCCGGACGCAGGTAGAGCTACTGCGCAATGAGGACGAGATGGCACTAGTGCTCTTCGATAATTCGGCAACGGTCGCGCTGGAGCCGACTCAGATGACGCCGGCCGGTCGCACGGCGGCAAAGGCGCAGCTCACCAAGATCGGCCCCAATGGCGGCACGAGCATCTGGGCTGGTCTGCAGAAGGCGCTCATGATTGCAGCCCGCCCCTCATCGGCCGAAAAGAATATCGTCATCATCCTCCAGACCGATGGCGAATCCGATCCGAGCTTATCGCCGCCACGCGGTATTCCAGCAGCCTTCAAGGCATGGCTGGATGCACATCCCACGGTCAAGATCACGCTGCACACGATCGGCTACGGCTTTGGCGCCGCACTGGACATGGCTCTGCTTCGCGAATTAGCGCGTATTGGCGCCGGGACAGCCAACTATGTGCCTGACGGCAGCATGGTCGGCACGGTCTTCATTCATCTGTTGGCCAATCTGATGACCTGTCAGTACCGGGGCGTTAAGCTCCAGGTTCCATCGCACGGTGTCTGCATTCCGGTGGGCTACTTGCAGGCGGGTGCCCTACGCCAATTCGTCATTGATCTGGGTGTTGATCCAATCGGTGCCGAGGTGACCGTGACGGCTGACAATACCGATACGATCCTGACTGTGCCGGTCTTCCAGCCATCTTGGGCTGCACCGGCTTGGCCGCGAGCGAAGGAGCGTCTCTGCGCGGATCTGCGTGCGGCGCTCACGCTAGGTGCGACCTTTGATCTTGCACCCACCATTGCCTTTCTGCGTAGCCTCCTCGAAGAAGAGAAAATTAGGGCTGTCCTCAAGGATCTCACGGCGCCTGAGAAGTATGAGGGCCAGATGGGGAAAGCATTTGCATCTAAAGCTGCCTATGATCGGTGGGGGCAGCATTACATGTCAGGTGTGCTCTGCGGCCTAGAGAATGAGTGGCCGATCAACTTCAAGGACGCGACGTCGGCGGCCTTTGGCGCACCGGCAACACGCCAGCTGATTGACCGTGGCGACGAGATCTTCAACGCACTGCCACCACTCCGGGCCTCTTGCATTCCTCATTCCGGAGGTGCCGCCCCCACAAGTCTGGCCAGCACGAACAATTCCTCCGGCCCTTGTTTCCTTGGTGCGAGCCGGCTGAAGATGGCAGATGATACGGAGAAGCGCTGCGATGAGGTGGTGGCGGGTGATCTCGTGGCGGGTGGCTACCGGATCAAGTGCTGCATCCACACGCGACTCCATACAGGTCGGTCAGAGATCGTGCGTCTGGAGGGTGCTCTGCGTCCGGAGGGTCACGTCTCCCTCGCAGAGTCCGGCGGCTTCACGCGCTATCATCCCGTCTATGTGGGCGATAGCTGGCAGCTGCCTGAGAGCGTCGGTGAGGTGGAGAATATCGAGGCGGAAATGATCTACAACTTCGTCCTCGAGTCTGGCCCCGTTACAGATCAGCTTAGTGGTACGGTACCGGGCGTCATCATCGTTAACGGAATCATGACACCCACGATGGGTCACGACATGGCTGGCCCCGTCATCGGTCATCCGTACTTCGGTCCGACTATGGAAGATCGCGCTGCAGGCAATCATAACATCCTCGATGATCTCGCGGCCTCGCCCGGCTGGATCAATGGCCTCGTTATCTGGGACACTGCGACACTCCGCAACGTCAATAATCCGGTGACGGGACTGATCTGCGCAATGGTTTGTATTTAACTGACTGTCTGCAATCTTGCCTAAACGCAAGAGACCACGTTAAGTAGGGATGCCAGAGTGCATGATATGTCTGGAGAATACAACACCGCGCACTCAATGGAAAAGTACTAAACCGTGTAACTGTCGCATAAATATACACAAACAATGCTGGCAAAACTGGGTAAACAATTCAGGTGGAGTATGCATAATATGCAGAGATCAAAGGGTTGTACAGCATCATATTTTGGTAGTGCAATATCGACCTTATAGAATATTTAAAATGTGTATGCTAATATTAGTACTAAAAATCATATTAACAATACTATCTACGAGGTCACCTGTACGTGATGAGTTATAAGATCTAAACCAATGGTCCAAGTAGAAACAATAATGCGG